CAAGACTTGATCAAATGAAAGCTGGTCTTGCAAGTAAGAGTTGGTATCCTGAATGGGATGCTCGTCAAAGAGGGGCTGCCCAACGCATTCTAAATAATGCATTGGATGTCCTTGACGAGTATGACTATTGACTATGAAAATCCCTGGTTATATAAAGGTACAACTTTCACTACTAACGATATTGATGATTTCTTCGGTTTTGTCTACAGGATTATCAATCTACAAAATGGTAGAGAGTACATCGGAAGAAAATACTTTTGGAAGTTTAGAACTCCTAAAGGCAAAAAACGAAAAGTAAAATCTGAATCTGATTGGAAAAAGTATTATGGGTCTTGTCCAGAACTTAAAGAAGAAATTGAACAATTGGGTAGACAGAACTTTAGCAGAACTATGCTCAGCTTACATAAAACAGCTGGCAAAACAAACTTTGAGGAAACGAGACAACTCTTTGTTAACGGAGTCCTCACCGAATCGCTTGACGACGGAACGCCAAAGTACTACAATAGTAACATCCTCTCCAGATACTTCAGAAAAGATTATTATGAAACTTGATGATACTGATAAGATCATTGCTCACAATAGAGAGTGGGCTATTGATAAAGTAGAATCAGCAAAATTGGTAGGTGATAAGATAGCAATCTATGCAGAGTTTGAAGATTGGATTGAATTGGATGACGTGGAAAACATTGAAATTATTTCTATAGAAAAGGAACCTGAAAATGAAGATAGGATTTAATTGTAGTTCTTGTGATTTATTTCATGCAGGACACGTTACAATGATGAAGATGGAGAAGCAGTTGTGTGACTATCTTATAGTTGCACTTCAGGTGGATCCTACGATTGATAGACCTGGTGTGAAGAATAAACCAGTTCAATCAGTCTATGAAAGGTATGTACAACTACAAGGATGTAAGTATGTGGATGAGATTTTAGTCTATGAGACAGAGGCTGATCTCCTTAATTTACTTCAGACCCAGAACATCGATGTTAGATTTCTGAGTGAAGAATATAAAGATAGAGACTTCACTGGAAAACAGTATTGTATAGATAATGGTATAGAATTATTTTTTCATCTCCGCAGACATCAGTATTCCTCTACAGAATTAAGGAATAGAGTGTATACATTAGAAAAGAAAAAGAGAGATGAGAAGGTAGAGAGTAATGTAGAACAATATTCACCAGAACTATTAGAAAAGTATTCGCTTAAGGAAAATGATCAAGGTAAGATGTAAAGAGTGTGGGAAGGAGTTAACTTCAGACGCAGGAAAGACTTTAGCATGTGGGTGTCCTAACATGATGACCCTAAAAGGTGATGTGGTAACCGCAGTTGACTTAAATAATGTTATTATGATACGATCCAATGAAGAAACAGGATCACATGGTTTTACTTCCCAAGAACTCCAATGGCAAGAACAACGACGCAAACGCAAAGTACGCAAACTGGACTTCGAGATAAGGTAATGGATCAACACGACATCCCCATCTTAGGTAATTTCTATACCAAAGCAGAAGTAGATGCTATGGTAGCAGAAGCAGTTGAAGAGGCAAGAAGAATAGATGAAGCCTCAATGGCAAAGCATAATAGAGAGGCAACTATCATTAGTATGATACTTGGATTCACTGCTCTTGCATTATTCCTTGATGGATTATTTCGTATACTAGGTATTATTCCTCCTTTCATGCACCTTGATGTAAATGTTATTGATCAAATTAAAGAGCAGGTTGAAACTGATATACTAGATGATGTTATAGATAAGGTAAGACAAGTACCAATTAAGAGACTCCTTAATCGATGAATCCCGTAACAGATATAGTTTTTTCAATCACATGGATACTTCTTTTGGTATGGGCTATTCGCTCCGTTGTTTCGGGATGGAGATCTAAACCTGTAAGAAATTATAATGCTGGTACATGGACTACTGAGGTAACTAAGAGAGTTCATCCAGAGATGGAAGGTGTAGAACCTGGTGAACAATTGATGGGTGTAACATTTCAAAGAAAAACTGAATGTGATTTAGAAGAATATAAAGATCTCCAAAATCGTATTGAAGAGTTGAAACAAGAGTTAGAAGATCCTTGGGATGATGATGACGATGATGGTGACGTTCCTGCCATTATAAAAAGATGAAAGAAAATCTTTTTTGGATTTTAGCAATTATGACTATTACCATTCCTCAAATGTTTATTCTAATGAATATCAAAGATTTATTCAATAAACCTATTCAGATAGAGGTTATAATACCATCTAAGATAAGGATAGGATTATGACTCAATTTTTACTTTTTATATCTACCTTTTTAGACTTTTGGTTTTTACCTTTTGTTATTGGTCTTGGTGTTTCTATTGTCATAGAGCAGATTTTAAGAGCTAGTGGTAATCAATATGATCCGAAAGCTGTAAAGAAAGTAGAGACTGCTACAAGAGTAAGAAAGTTTCTTTGGAGACAGAACATTATTCTTAACTTCTCTTGGTTCCTTTGCTATTTTATTCTCATGTTCTTATTGAAGGGACAGCAAACCCCGATGCCTGAGATGATATGGCAAGGTTAACTATATAATATTATTATAGGGATTACTCATGGTTAACTTTAATGAACGTAATGACTCTCTCCTCACTGAGGTAGTAGGGGATGATAGAAACGATGAAAAAAGAAAGGTAATTATTACAGAGGAGGATGAAGATTTAGAACTTTATACAACGGGAGGCAGTGCAGAGACTTGACTTTTTATTAGGTATCTACTATACTACTTGGGTAATCAATCAAAGCAATGACGCTTACTTCAAAGTTCAGCAAAGACATAGGCATCCTTAGGGCTGCTGCGAATAAAGAAATTTATTTGGATGTAAAGAATCCAAAACTCTACAAAAAAGTCAAACGTTATTATGTGGGAGAGGGGTTAGTAAACCTTTCGGGAGAAGATCCAGATGCTGATTATGCAACTATAATTGAGTGTGTAGCAGAAGATCTAGCAGGAGTAATATAAAATGAATATTATTATGGAACGGTATCCCTACCGTTATGTTGAAGCAGGTACACTAGAAAATGGTAAACCTGATTTTCGTATTCAAAAGGAAGACCGTTATACAAAGAGGTATAAGGATATGTATCTCTGTGACAATGGAATGCAGTTGACTCAAGCAATTGAGGATTTTGAATACACAAAATGGCTTGACCCTTCTGGTGTTCCTTGCTATGTTAAGGATGAGGCAGAAGCCCCTGATACTGATGAAGGGGGTAGATACAAATTATGAGTGAAGACGCTAACCGCATTGCTTCAGCACTTGAAAGGATAGCTACGGCTCTTGAAAAAGGTGCTCATATAAACATCGATCATGGTCATATAGAACATATAGATCATGTTGATGCTATTGATAATATTCAACATGGAGATGTTGATGTTCACAACCATTCTTTCTAATGAGATTTAAAGCATTAGTTCATGTTAGGTTAAGAGGTTCTGTATCAGATGCTGCTGGTAATGCAGTGATGAAAAATATACATATGGTTGCTCCCAATCTTCAACCTCATTTGTTGAGGATTGGTAAAGCAATAGATTTTTGGTTTGATGCAGAGACTGAAGAGATAGCAAGAGAACAAATGGATCTTCTATCTGATAGGATGTTATCTAATACTGTCATAGAAGATTGGGAGTATACCTTAGAAGAAACTGAGGAAACTGGTATAGGAAATATATCCAATGATAACGCTGGTACATCAAAGCATCACTTGTTCGATAAATAAATCAGAGTTTAGAAATTAATCATGGCAAAAGGTACAGCAGGTAAGTCTGCCAGTGGAGCATCTATGTCAAAATATGATATAGAAGTAGAGGCAAGACTTAAAGCTTTAGAGGAACAAGCACATCCAGATAGATGTAATGATGGAGTTGATGATGACCTAAGAGCCAAAGTTGATAAAATGTATGCTTGGTTTGTAGAAAACGCTTAACATTGGAAAGGAGGGGTTGCATAAACTCCTCTTTTTCTGTATAATACATACTATAACTATTGTTTTATTATGAGTGAATATAAAAAGACTGCACTGGTACTAGGTGCAGGTGGTTTTATAGGAAGTCACATGGTCAAGAGACTTCGCTCCGAGGGATACTGGGTGCGAGGGGTAGACTTAAAGTATCCTGAGTTTTCTAGTACACAAGCTAATGAATTTGTGCAGGGAGATCTGCGTGATGTAGATTTCGTTCGTAGAGTAATACAATACAAAGGAGAGCAAGGTAACTTTTATAACGAAGTTCCTTACAGATATATCTTACCTTTCAATGAGATCTATCAGTTTGCTGCTGATATGGGTGGTGCTGGATTTGTATTTACTGGTGAGAATGATGCTGAGATCATGCAGAACTCAGTTACTATTAATCTTAATGTATTAGAGCAACAAAGATTACTTGATGAAACATTTGATGGTAAGCAAGGATGGAGTGAATGTAATAGACCTGTATTAGATTATAGAACTAAGATATTTTATTCTGGATCTGCGTGTATGTATCCAGAGCACAATCAACTTGACCCTGACGATCCTAATTGCCGTGAAGATTCCGCATACCCAGCTGCACCAGATTCCGAATATGGGTGGGAGAAACTTTTTTCAGAGAGATTGTACTTGGCTTACAATCGTAATCATGGCATTCCTGTTCGCATTGCCCGTTATCACAATATCTTTGGTCCCGAAGGAACTTGGGAGGGAGGAAGAGAGAAGGCTCCAGCAGCAATCTGTCGCAAAGTTGCTTATGCAAAGAAGAGGGGTGGATCCATCGAGGTGTGGGGAGATGGCTTACAGACTCGTTCCTTCTTGTACATTGATGAATGCATCGAAGCAACTAGAAGATTGATGGATTCCGATTTTATGGGACCAGTTAACATTGGTTCTGAGGAAATGGTATCTATTAATCAGTTAGTTGATACTGCTGCTAAAGTTGCAAGAAAAACCATAGAAAAGAATCATATTGATGGACCTCTGGGTGTGCGTGGACGTAACTCTGACAACACTCTCATTCGTGAGAAACTAGGTTGGGATTATTCACAAACTCTTGAGGAAGGTATTCGTAAAACATACAAGTGGATACAGGAGCAAATTAAAAACCAATGAAAGTAACTATTTTAGGATCAGAAGGACAGATTGGAGCATACCTTTCAGAGTATCTTACTAAAAAAGGACATGAGGTAACTGGTGTTGATGTGGTTTATGGACCTGAAAATGATTTACGTGTAACACCAAACACCTATGTTGAATCTAAGATTGAGAATGCTGATTTTGTATTCTTTCTTGCATTTGATGTGGGTGGTTCTAGGTATCTGAAGAAGTATCAACATACCTTTGACTTTGTGAATAATAATACAAGAGTCATGGCAAATACTTTTCGTTTATTGAAGAAGTATAATAAAAGGTTTGTCTTTGCATCATCTCAGATGAGCAACATGAGTTACTCTCCTTATGGTGTTATGAAGAGAGTTGGTGAACTTCATACTACTGCACTCAAAGGACTTACGGTTAAGTTTTGGAATGTATATGGTATAGAGAAGGACATGGAGAAAGCTCATGTAATTACTGACTTCATTCGTAGAGGATTTGAAGAGACTGAGTTTGAGATGTTGACTGATGGTACAGAAGAAAGACAGTTCTTATATGCAGAAGATTGTTGTGAAGCATTAGAGACAGTCATGGAATGTTATTCTGATTTCAAACCAGAAGATCCTCTTCATATCACATCATTTAATTCTACTTCTATTGCTGAGATTGCTTCTCATATTCAAGGACAATTTAATTTGATTGGTAAAGATGAGGTGAAGATCAAACCAGGTCTTGCAAAAGATAGTGTACAGATGGATAAAAGGAATGAAGCAGATACTTATATTACTGGATGGTGGACTCCTAAGACTGGTATAGCAGATGGGATTGCTAAGGTCTTTGCTGATATGAAAAAGGATTATTCATGAGTTATTCAGTATCCCATTGGTCTGGTAGGTTAGGTAATAATATTCAGCAAGTGGCTAACTGTATGATGCTTGCTGAAAAGAATGGTGGAGAGGTGAATCAGCATCTAGATCATGATATAATTGGAAAATTTTCACATAAATTTGGCGACAATACTGAGTCTGCATCAGGTAGATTCTATGCATGGGAACCTTTAGCACATTGTGATAAGGGAATCTTTGAAGGTGGTAATGAGATAGGAATGGATAGGGATTATGTCTATAAGAATATAAGGAGGGTATGTAAAGATTATCTTGCTCCTTCTTTAAAACTTCCTGAGAAGGAACCGATTGGTGATGATACTATAGTAATGCATCTTCGTAGTGGAGATATGTATTTTAAAGTATTTGAGAGACCTATAAATTATGTTCCTAATCCTCTTATCTTTTATACTAATCTTATTGAATCCTTTGATAAGTGTATTCTTATTACAGAAGAAGATAGGATGAATCCAGTTATTCATGAACTGGAGAAGATAGATAAGGTGCAGATACAGATATCCTCAGTAGAGGATGACTTTGCTACTCTTATGAGTGCAAAGAATCTTGCTTTATCTGGAGTAGGAACTTTTGCGATGGGAGCAGCTCTCTGTTCCAGTCAATTAAAGAATCTATATACTACTGATCTATTATTATCTGAGCACTTAAACTACAGTATGTTTTTTGATACTGATGTTAAGATGAATGTGATGGAGTTGGAGAATTATATTCCCGTCTATCCCTGCAGTTGGAGTAATAGTGAAGAACAACGTCAATTCGTTTTAGATTATCGATGAAAATATTCGTAACTGGATGTGCAGGTTTACTTGGTGCTAATTACACCAGACATTTACTTGCTAATGGTCATGAAGTAATTGGTATTGATGATCTCTCAGGAGGTTACAAGGCATTTGTAACCAAAGGGGAGAACTTTTCTTTTGTAAAACTAAATCTTGAAAGAAGAAAAAAGATTGTAGATCTTTTTGAGGAGCATAAACCAGAAGTGTTAGTTCACTTTGCTGCTTATGCTGCAGAGGGGTTATCTCCTTTCATTCGTAATTTTAATTACAGAAACAATCTTATTTGTTCTGCAAATTTAATTAACGAGTGCATTAAGCATGACACAAAATTTATTTTCACTTCAAGTATGGCTGTCTATGGGGAACAGGAACCTCCATTTACAGAAGATAAAAGACCACAACCTATTGATCCATATGGTATTGCAAAATATGCAGTAGAATGTGATCTAAAATTAGCACATGAGCAGTTTGGTCTACGATATAATATTGTCAGACCACATAATGTTCTCGGTATCTATCAGAACATCTGGGACAAGTATC